ACAGATTGGCGTTGATCGCAACATACTGATTGTCGGAATGTGCCGCCGCCGCAGACAGGGAGGTGGCAACAGCCCACCACGGTTTGACCTGATAGCTTGTTACGCCCGCAAAGCCAGCCGAGTTATAGACCAGAACGCCGCACAGGAAATTGATGCCAGCAACGGCATAGGGCATATCGCTGTCAGCCAGCTCGTATTTGAACAGGCGATTAGTCGTCACCGCGCTCAGGTCGGTCGAATAATAGATGCCAATATCATTCAGCTCAGTCGCAGTCGTCGCCCCGAACTCGGCCGCATAGGCCGAGACCTGACTTTCTCGTGGGACAATGCCATCGCCCCAGTTGGACATCGAGCCGTTCTGGAACAGGTTTGGTATTTTCTTGGCCTTCAGCCGCGTCTCGACGCCATCGATTGACAGATAGCTCGCGACCAGATCGGCCGTGCCGGCGTTGTCCACATAGAGGTTGAAGATGTTGTCGCCATTGGCGTCAGCCTCGACAACATAGAAATACTCACCATCGGCCACCGCCGCGAGGCCAGCGGTCGTATCCGCATAAAACTCCGCAGCCGCAGCCGCCGCGACGCTCGCCGCTTGCGCCGCGCCCTCGACGCCAAGTGCGGCGAGTTCTGCATCGCCCGCTGCAGCAATGTCGACGAGTTCTGCATCGCCCGCTGTAGCGATGTCGGCGAGTTCTGCGTCACCCGCTGTAGCGATGTCGACGAGTTCTGCGTCGCCCGCTGTAGCAATGTCGGCGAGTTCTGCGTCACCAGCGGCGGCGATGTCGGCGAGTTCTGCATCGCCCGCTGCAGCAATGTCGACGAGTTCTGCATCGCCCGCTGTAGCGATGTCGACAAGGTTTTGCGCAAGAGAGGCGGCAACATCCGTAGTGAGGCCCGCGACTATGTTGACATTCACTTCATTGTCGGCAACGGCGGTAACGTCTGCAATGTTGGTCGCCACAGTATTGACGTCTGCAATGCTGGTTGCGACAGTGTTGACGTCCGCAATGTTGGTTGCGACCGTCGTGATGTCCGCCTCGTTTGCGCTCACCGCATTGATGGAGGCGATATTATCTACGACGACAGTGAGGTCAGCGACGCTGACGTCCCCACTCACAACGAATGTTGTCCCGTCCCAATAGACGACGCCGTCGATACCAGTCGACAGGTTGTTGAGGCGGACGGCGGCGCTCTGAGCGGGCGCGCTAAGGCCGTCGAGGACAGTGTCCCACGGGTCGAGCTGGATGGTGCGGCCGAGCCGCTCCTCATGCTGCTGCAGGATGAAGTAGATGCCGTCAAAGCTGGCCTCGATGGTGCTCGAGAGGAATGCGCCCTGATTGTTGTACTCATTGAGCTGCGTGATCGCATCGATGCGTCGGTAGATGGCAATGCGCGTCGTGGCGTTGCTCACCCAACTGGCGTGGCCAACAATGGCGGCGTTGCCAGTCGAGTTGATCGTGACCGCTCCGCCATTCGACGGCGTGTTCGATGCGACTGTGAAGTCAGTGGTCAGGGTAAGTTGGAGGCGAGAGCCCTCGCCGGCCGTCGCCACGGCGTCGCCCGCGTCTGACGGAAAGACCGCATAGACTTCGACGTCGGCGTCGGCATTGATGACGAAGCCGGTCCAATTGTACGCGGCCGCCCCGGAGTAAATCGCGAACGCCTCTTTATTCTTTTCAGTTGAAACGGTCATGTCTTGCTCCAAATTTTTCGAGTTCTACCATCAGTCATCATCCCTGTCACGCCCCGAGACGAGGATCTCATAGGCGCTTGGGCTCTCGTCAATCAGGGTCGCGTCCAGTATTCTGGCGAGCTGATATGTCGGCAGTCCAGTGGCCAATCCGGCTGTCCTGAGGGCGTTGATTGAGAAGCGGTGGACCTTGCTGGCCTCTACCTCTCCCTCCTCGAAGAAGTCGCGGACGAGATCGACGCCGCCCTTGCCTGTTCTGGCGGCGGTCCCGAGGAAGCGGCCGAGAGACGTCTCCTGCCCAGACCCAAACTTCGTCGCCGACAGGGCCTCGCGCGCCAGTGGCACGGAGCCGACAGCGTTCTCGAGAGTACCGACGGCGATGGCCGCCAGATAGTCGTCGACCAGCTCGCCGTCGTCGTCATCGTCGTCAGGCAGGCCATTCATCAGGATCATGGCGAGGGTACCCTGAATGACGTGGATCATGAAGAGTTGCGACACGCCCTTCGCGACTTTGCCGCCCCTGATATTCTGGACAGCCTCGACGGAGAGATTGAATGTGCCGGAGAAGTAGCCGTACATGAAGCTGAACATCTTCTCCGTCTCTTCGCCGGACTGCATGGTGGAGAGGTCCATCTCCTCACCAGAGCCTTGCGTGTCGGAGACCATCGTGTCGGCGAAGAGGGAGGCCTCGCGGTCTGTCCAGCCCTCGTCGAGCTTCATGCGGTAGGCGGCCAGCCACGTCGGCGCGGCAGCCCCGTACATATCTGTCTTCTGCATCATCCACATCGACCAGACGCGGACCCTCTCGACTGCGGTCTGCTGGCGGTTCTCGCGCAGCATTTCCTTGATGTCCCGGCTCAGAACCCGGCCGCGGTTCTTCATGTAGATCGACTTTTTCATGATCATCTTCACGGTCCCGATGGGATCTGAGATGTATTCACCAATAGCCGCAGACATCTGCCCGGCGCCGAGTTTCGCGTACGACTGCGTCAGGGCGAGCGGCTGGGTCAGGACGACGCGGAGGTTGACGCCGAGGAGGGCTGTCGTTGCCTTCGTCCTGAACGACCTCAGCATGCGCCCGAAGAACGCCTGAGGCACATTCTGGCCGGCGACGACGCGCTGGATCATAGCCTTCATGGCGCGGTAGTTATTCGGGCCGACGGCGTTCTTGATCGCGAGCTCGACCTTCGGATTTGTGAAGGCGCCCCAGATGTCGCTGAAGACTTCGCGGAAGGCGATGTCGTGGGCGACGTTGTCGAGGTGGCGCGTCGCGACGTCGATGCTCAGGTTCAGGCGGCGCTGGACGCCCTTGGCGCGCTCGATGGTGTGACCCTGCCGCGTCGACGCCCTGACCAGAACGCCGGACTTGACCTTGGCGTCGTCATAGGCGCGGACATTGCTCGCCGTGTCCTCGGTCCCGCCAGACTTCGGATCCGCGCCCGGCGTGTTCGGGTCGTAGGAGAGAGGGTAGTAGCCGCCGCGATACGTCTCACCCTGAGCCGTGACGACCGTCGCCTCGACCTTCTTCGGGCGGACGCCAGTCGTGCGGAGCTGCTGCTCAGAGATCGCGGGCCAGTAGGAGTTGATGTAATCCCACAGGGACTGCACAGCCTCCATGCGCTCAGGCGTCCCCATCTCGTCGATGAAGGCCTGCAGTTGCGCCTTGCCGCCCGCAAAGAGCGGAGCCTTCGCGTCGCGGACAGAGGCCTGCATCGCCGGCATATTGAGAAGGCGCTCAAGATTGCTCTCGTTACCAGTGTTCGCAAGAATAGCGAAGACCTGCTCGCCAGTAAGTTCGAGGCCAAGGACGTCCGAATACACAGATTGATCGAAGCGCAGTACGTCGGAGTACTTCTTGAAGAATGCCTGCATCCAGTCTTGATTTGCGTTCTTCATTTCCAAGGCGTTATTACTTGCCTCGCGCAGTGGCTCGATGATCGCCTTGTACGCGGCGCCCGTCTCGTCAGGGCCGCCGTCGAGGAGGCGGACGAGATAGGGCAGGCGGCGCAGGGAGGCGATGAAGTTCAGGGGCCGGTTCTTCAGCTCCTGCTCGCTCTCGTCACCCATCTCAGACTGGGCGTGGCTGTTGCCGCCATTGTCTTCGATGGCCTCGGCGAGGGCTTGGATAGCCTCGGCCCGCTCGCCCTTCTTGGCACTCTGGCTGTCGCGGGCCTTCTTGCCGAGGGCGACCAGCATGTCGCGCCACTCGCGGAACTCGTCGAGCGTCATCTCGCGCTGCGCCGGCACAGCCTGCTCGAGGGCGACCGCCGTCATGATCGGGGCGTCGTTGAGCTCATTGGCGTCCAAGAAAGCAGAGATCTTCTTGCCGTCTTCGACAAACGTCTGCGAGCCCGGCAGGCCATAGGCCATGTGGATGGTCTCGACGAAGGCCGGGTCGTAGGACTTCGGGTTCAACACCTTGTTCGGGCGGAAGCGGGAGACGCGGCGCATCCCCTTCTCGATCTCGGTGCGCGCCAGATAGGCCAGCCGTGACATCTCATGCGCCAACAGGGCCTGTTGCATGAAGCGGGCGGCACCCTTCCAGTCGCCACGCGCAGCGGCCCTCAGGGCCTGCTTGTGGAGCGAGCGCGAGCGGACGGCGTAGATCCCCGGCTTGATCGTGTCGGCGATCACGCCCGTCTCAATGCGCCGCTTCGCCTCGTCCCTGATCGCGGAGAGGGGAATACCCTTGACTGCGGCCTTCCGGGAGAGGGCGTTGAGCTCGGCGTCCATGATCTCGGCGCCGCCCTTCGTGAAGGTCGCGGCGACTGCGGCGGCGTCGATCTCGGCGTCGGTCATCAGTGAGACACCAGACTTCTCAGCCTCAGCCTCAAGGCGGGCGTTGATCTCGGCTGCGCGGCCGTTCGAGCCAGACACTCTGCCGAGCATGCCGCTCGCCGAGAGGAAGCCGTTGTCTTCGGCGTATGTGTCCAAGTCAGTCACGCCGCCGTCGCTGGTCAGCATGCCGCGCTTCCCGCGCGGGAAGCGGGCGACCTGCTCTGGGCTCAGGATCTTCTCGACGGCAGCCCGGTTGAGCTGCTCGCCACCCTTGTTTGTGATCGCCTCGATTACGGTAAAGACCGGGTCGGCGTCGACTTCAGCCGTCACCTCAGCCTTGATGCGGGCGCGGGCCGCGCGGACGTCTGCGCGATTGGAGCGCTCGATCTTCTCGGCCATACGCTTGGTGATGTTGTCGATGGCCTCACTGCGGGCGCGAGCAATCAGCTTCTCGTGCTTGGCGATCTCTTCATCCGTCATGATGCCGCGCAATGCGTCGGCGACGCGGTCGAGCTGGGCGGCCGTACTCTCGCGCTCGACCGCCGTGTCGGCCGCGAGCATGCGGTCAAAGATACTCTTCGCCTCCGGTGGGAGGGCGGTGAGCTGGCCGCGCAGGCGGCGGTAGACTTGGTTGAACCAGCGGCGGAACTGGACGAATGGCTCCCTGAGGCGCGCAGTCGGCGCCTTGCCCTCCATCAGGTATTTCTCGAAGGCCTCAGCGAATTGCTCATGCTGCGCCTCTGTGATCGGCTCACCCTGCACCATGCCGAGCCACTGGCGGACGTCGTCCATGATGGCGGCGACGGCTGGGTGGCTGTCTTCGAGGGCGCTGTAGATCTCGAGGAAGATGTGCGCGCTCTCGTGCATGAAGGACGACGCGTCTGCGGCGCCCGTCAGGCGCACGACGACTTCGCGGTCGGTCATCACGCCGCCAGCGGGGATGGTCACCTCTGCGCGCGGGCCGTCTTCCTCGTCCTGCTGGAGGGTGGTCGACTTCTTGGCGTCACCAACGCGGCCCTCGGCCCACGCCCACTCGGGCATGAGGCCGACCTTCTGCGGCGCGAAGACTGTGTCCTCAACTTTCGCCGTCTTGTTGGTCTCGCCGAATGGGCCGAAATTCAACCAGCTATTCTGGCCGCGCGTCTCGCTGGTGATCGCACCAATGGCGGATCCAGTGAAGAGGCGGACGTGCGCCTGCCAAGCATTCTCTTCGCCCTGAGCGCGGAAGCCAGCGCCCTCCATGCCGTGTCCGAATGCGTCGTGGACGGCGCGGAAGAGGTCGTTATATGCGACGCGGCGCATCGGGCCGTCAGGAGATCCCGCGGGCCACTGAATGTCACTGAGCGCTTCGAGAGGATTTTCCGGCGTCTCGACGGCGCTCTCCTCACTGCCGAAGCCGGCGTCGGTCGGGAAGACCGCCATCGTCTTATTGGCGCGCAGGTCGCGCATTGCGTTCCACGGATTGCCGAAGCCGCCCGGCTTGTCTGCGTATGGGAGGTTCTCGACGTCGGCCAGATAGAACTTGTAGCCCGCCGCCGCCAGCGCCTCGTATTGGGCCAGCGTCTGGGCGATCAGGTTCTCGTAGGCCTCCTTGACGGCCGGGTCGTTTGGCGCGTGCTCCATTGCCTCATAGGCGTCGGCAATCCGCTTGGCGCGGACCTCATCGATCTCGGCGTATTCAGACTGACGGCGGAGATCTATTCCGTTTTCTTGGGCGTATTTTTCTGCGACCGCGACGATTTCCGCCGCTGGGCCAGAGGCACCGACGATTGCCGGGGCTCCCGGGAGCGGGCTTTGTACCGCGCCAGCCTGAGGCCGTTCAGTGGGCCGTCGATCCAGTCCTGCTCTGTTTCCCGTGTCGCCATTTTGATTGTCTCCGTTTTCTACTTCTACAGGGATGCTCTCCCAGCCGTAGCCCTTGAATGCGGTCAGTGTGCCGTTGCCGTCGATGACCGTGTAAGTGCCGTCCTGATTGCGGCTGACCGTGATCGGGCCGCGAGGCGTAAGGATGCCGTCATAGGCCGCGAGGAAGCGCTTGGGCGCATTGGACCCGCCCTGTTGGTTTTCCTCGTCGCTCTTGCTCGAGACGATCTGGTCGACCGGCACCATCTCATGCGGCTGGCTCAGGTCGAAGAATTTCTCCGGCTCGAACGGCAGGTCGGCCGGCGCGTCGCGCGTGTCGATCTCGCGCTTCATGTATTCCTTCAGCGTCTCGCCTTCGCGCTGCGGCCCATACTCGCGGCCATTGACGCGGATCACGCCGTCGGCGTCTGGCTTCGGCTTGACGCGCGACTGGCGCAGCGTGTTGTCGACGACGTCGATGTCGGCCTCGTTGAAGATGACGTAGTTGTAGGTGCCGCCGTCTTTTTTGCCGCGGGAGAAGCCGTCGAGGTATTTGTTCCCGGTGATACCCGCCTCATGCATCAGGCGAGAGGCGCCCTCCCCGCCGCCATTGTGGAGGGCGAGAGCTTGGTAGAACGCGCCACCGGAAGACCGGAGATGCGCGACGACCCGCTCATTCCCCTTGTCATGCGGGATCAGGTTTTCGATTGCGTCATCGGCGAAGGCTTGGATCTCGTCGCTCTGCTCGGAGATCGGCTTGTCCCAGTCGAGGAACACGCCGTCCTCGAAGGCGACTTGGTGGAGGCCGCCGTCGGAGATCGGCTTCAAGGACACGGCGACGACGGCGGAGGAGTAGCCCGACTTCATAACCCGGCTCGACGCGTTTCTGTTTCTTATACGCACCTGAACCAAGGCGCCCTTACCCTCGGCTCTCGGGTCGCCCCTGACCTCAAGCGACCCGTCCGAGAGGGGGCCAAACATACCTCTGGCTGCCTCAGCGCCAAGGCTCCCCACCGTCTCAAACCGCTCGTCACCACCCAGCTCGCCGAGGGCGTCGTCCACAATTCTCGCAAAGCCAGCGGCGTCGTCAATGCGGTCGACATTGATGTACAGACCACTATTTCCTGTCCCTGTGTGGACAAACACAGACGTCCCGACGCCCTTTAGTTTTTTCTCAAGCGCCGACACCCACGACCGCAGTGGGTCGTCCGTAGGCGGAGCCTTGTAGTTGACCGCCCCGCTCCGATACCGATTGTAATACTCCCGCGCGACCTGAATGGCCTCGGCCGTATAGAAGCCGTAGCCGAAGACGTGTGCCCCCTCGCCCGTGCCGATGAAGGCGCGGTCGAATTTCGTGAACCTGACCGGGGCGCCGACGTAGCCCGTCCGCCGGCTGGTGCGTGTCGTGTTGACGAGAGACTGGTAAAGCGTCCGCTCGCCTGCTACAATTTCGCCTTCAGAAGAGGAGGAGTTATCCGTGGCAGCAGCAGAATTTTGGGACTGGGAGGGCCGCCCAGCGGTGCTCGTCTGGGACAAGGCCGCCAATGGCCCCGGCGCCGGCCCGTCAGGTTGGATGTTCGACGACGAAGACACCGTCTGGTTGGCGTCTGCGCCAGTCGAGATCTGGGACAGCGGAAGGCTGCTCTCCGAGGCCGTCTGGCGCTCGGCATTCAAGGAAGCCTCGCGCAACTTGTCGAAGATCGGCATCCAGTCGGGCGAATAGCGCTCCATATACTCGAGCACAATCCGCATATTTTCGTCTTGCAGCTCTAGGCGCTTGGCCAATTCCTCAGGCGTGCTCTCCGCTGGGTCTGGGCTTATCTTTCTCCA